GGTAAGTTTGATGGGAGAAGATGCGCTGGATGATGGCGTGAAGGTAGAAGTACAAAAAATGATGTACGGGATTGCGTATTTCCAGAGATGGTTGAGGTTGAAGGTGCTAGAGGGTACTGAAATGGAACAATACCTTCAGGATGCTACTGAGGAACTTGATAACAATGACCTGGGAGACGAATAGATGAGTGATAGTAACGAGATCAATTTGGAAGGTATGAGTGACGCTGAGTTCTCCAATGCCGAAGATGAGATTTTTGCAGTACCGGATGATACTCCGGAAGAAAGTGTTGATACGGATGAACCCGAGGATACTGAGGAAGAAGTTGATGTCGATGACGAGGGTGACAATCCTGGTGACGACCAATCTGCAGACGACGATGAGGAACCGGAAGATGGTAGTGACGAAGACGAGGATCAAGTAGACGACGACACGGACACTCCTGATGGGGAGAACGATACAGATGATACCAATGATGACATCGACTTTGAGGCTGGCTATAATGATTTACAGGAGATACTGAAGCCATTTAAGGCTAACGGTAAGGACATGACGGTTGACAACGTGGAGGACGCCAGACGGCTCATGCAAATGGGTGCTGGATTCCAAAAACGGATGGGTCAGTTGAAGCCACATCTGAAGATCATCAAGAGCTTGGAGAATAACGGGTTGCTTGATGTCGGAAAGATTAATGAGCTAATTGACCTAAGTAAGAAAGATCCGAATGCTATTGCCAAGCTGATTAAAGAGGCTGGAGTAAATCCGCTCGATATTGATACTGAGGGGGATGGCGTAAGTGATTACAAGCCAAACAGTTATGAGGTCAGTGATTCTGAGTTTGATCTCGACCAGGCTATTGATTCGATCAAGGGTAATGAAAGTTACGATAAGTCGATTAAGGTTATGGGCGAGCAATGGGACCAGAAAAGCAGAACTATTATAGCTGAGAACCCTGAGATCGTGGGAATTATAGATGGCCACATTCAGAGTGGCGTGTTTGATACAGTGCAAAACTTCGTAGAGAAGGAGCAAGCCTTAGGACGGATGTCAGGTATGTCTGATGTCGAAAGTTACCGAGAGGCCGCTATAGCGCTGCAGAAGAGTGGCGTTCTGGAAGGTGGTGATGCAAATGATGCGTCACCGAAAACCAAGAAACCAGAAGCTAACTCATTAGAGGTTGAAGCCAAAAAAAAGCAGGAAGCCAAAAGACGCAAGAAGCGCAAGGCTGCTGCTCCAAGTAAAGGCAAGTCGAAGTCGAAAGGGTCAGAACCAGATTATGATAATATGAGTGATGAGGACTTTTTGGCAGAGATTGGCCAAGGATAATAAGGTAATAAAATGATTTATAATGATCCCGTTAATGGGTTGAAGTCTAGTGTTGATGTTGGCGCTCCAGAAGGTGAACAGTTTAATCTTTTTAAGTGGCAGCGTAAGGCTCTAATTGCTATTCGTAATCGCCAGGTGTTTCAACAGTTGGCCGATGTGAGTATTATGCCAAAACACCACGGTAAGAAGATCAAGAAGTATGAATATATTCCTGTTCTTGATGACCGCAATGTGAACGACCAGGGACTTGATGCCGCTGGTGCAACTCTCATCATGGATAAGTTCCATGCGTTTACTGCCGATAACGTATTGGTTCCAGATGCTACCATGGCTGGCAATGCTGCTGGTTATACTGACAAGGCTACCTGTGAGGGTACGAGTGGATTTGTTAGAGCCACTATGGTTGCGATGGGTGGTGGGCTGAGTCTGTATGGTGGGTCCAAGGATGTTGGTACAATTAGTAAGCGTCTTCCTGCACTTGGTGAGGAAGGTGGTATGGTGAATAGGATTGGTCACTCACGTACTACCATTGAGGGATCTATTGCAGAGCAGGGTTTCTTCAGTACTTACACTGAGGACAGTATGCAGTTTGATACTGACGATATGCTGTTGGATCACATTATGACTGAGAGTCTGGTTGCTGCCAATGAGCTTGTTGAAGATAACCTTCAGCTTGATCTACTTGCTGCTGCTCAGGTTTATCTGTTTGCTGGTGGCGTAACTGCAATTGAAAATATTGATGGTAGTGCATCTGCTGACTGTATTGTGAATTACAAGGATCTCTTGAAGATGAATATCACTTTGGATGATAATAAGTCTCCAAAGGGAACCAAGATGATTACTGGTTCACGTATGATTGACACCCGGGTAGTGAGCGCTGCACGATATGCCTATATTGGATCTGAGTTACTTCAGACACTTGAGGGTATGGTTGATCTGCATAACGCTCCTGCTTGGAAAGAGGTTGCGAGCTACGCACAGGCTGGTAATGTTGCGGTAGGTGAAGAGGGTGCAATTGGCCGGACTCGGTTTGTTGTGGCTCCAGAGATGATGCGCTGGGAAGGTGGTGGTGCTGATGCTACTACAAATGACCAGAGCTGCTCTGTGACTGATGTTGGTGGTACTGACCATTTTGACGTTGCTCCTATTCTGTTTGTTGGGTCAGGTAGCTTTTCTACCATTAGCTTTAATAGCTCTGGTAAGAGTGTGAAGTTTTCTATTATTCACAAGAAGCCTGGTGTTGAGACTGCTGATGCTTACAACGATCCTTACGGAAAGAAGGGCTTTTATTCGCTTCGCTTCTGGTACGGAACTTTAATCTTACGTCCCGAGTGGATCGGGCTGATTTATACCGCATTCGAGGAATAGAGTTGTAAGCTGTACGGTACTTATTTTCATTGACATGCTGCCATGGTTTGGCTATAGTTTGAATGTCTAGACAACAATATCAAATTCAAACTATGGTGGTGTTCAATGAAAGTTATTACGGACTTGGGAATTAAGAATAAAGCGAGATATGGAATATTCGAGTGTCCAATATGCAAGATACACTTAAAGCGACAGTGGACGTCAGGCAAGGGAACTCATTGTTGTAATGATTGCAAGGGTGTTCACTTTAGAGCTGGGCACGGGATGGTTGGAACCAAGCAATATAAAGCTTGGGCGAATATGCGACATAGGTGTACGACTAAAAATGAAAAAACATACAGGTCTTATGGTGCAAAAGGTATAACATTCTGTGATGAATGGAGCACGTTTGAAGGTTTCTGGAGTGACATGGAATGTGGATACTCAGAGGGTATGAGTTTGGATAGGATTGACTCTGAGAAAAATTATTGTAAAGAAAATTGTCAATGGATAACATTCTCAGAGAACTGTAGTAAAACGAATAGAAAACGAATGGTTGAACAATACGAGCTCTTGCCAAAGAAAATATATGGTAATAGATTAGCCGTATTTGATTCAGCAAGGGCTGCTGCAAAAGTTGTCGACGGATGCCCGTCTGCGATAGGTAAGGTGTGTAAGGGGCTAAAGAGATCAGTTAAAGGGTATGGTTGGAAATACGTAGTTTAAATAAAACAAAGGTTGAAAATGGAATCGAAGAAAGATCAATTGATGGAAGAAGCTAAGCAGTTGGGTCTAAACCCACATCATAATGTTGGTGAGCTGAAACTGCAGGAGATGATTAACGAGGCACTTGAGCCAAAGGTTAAAGTGAGTGATGCCTCGGGTGAGCCAGAAGCTATTGAGGAAACTAAGCCAGAACGTATGAAGCGATTACGTGACGAGCAGCGGGAACAGATCCGGGTTATTATTCGATGTCATAATGACAATAAGAGTGAGCTTACCGGTGAGACACACACCATTATCTGCGCTGCAGGTACAATCCGGAAGTGGGTTCCATTTGACAATGAAGAGGGCTGGCATGTTCCACAGGCTATCCTCAGTGTGCTGGAAGCAAAGGTTTGCCAGAAGTTTAAGAATGGTAAGCTGAAGAACGGACAACCGCATAAGGTCAGCTTTATGACCAAAGAATATACGATTGAGAAAATGAAGCCACTGAGTAAGAAAGAGCTGGATTCATTAGCCAAAGACCAGAGCGCTAGAGGGAGTATTGACTGATGGCAACTGAACTGACCAATATGGATCTGACAGTTGTCGATGAATTACAGACTAGCACGGATGGTAATTACACCGTACATGGGTCTGGAACATTTGATGACCTCATGGAGGCGGTAAATAAGCATCTGGACGCACAGTTTAGGTTGGGACGTATTCAGGGTCAAGATTATGCTGGCGTGTACACGCAGAGCCTACAATCTGCTATGGGGAGTGCAGTACAATATCTGTTGGGTCGAAAGGACTCAGACCTGATTGCTGCCCAGATCCGGAAGATAGATGCCGAGATAGTGTTGGTTGGTCAACAGGGTGACTTGATCGAGAAACAGGGGCTGAAAGTTGATGCTGAGATTAGTCTGTTGCAGGCGAAGGAACGGACTGAGGCTAAGCAGTTAGATGTGTTAGATGCACAGGCTGATATGATAGCTGAACAGGCCAAGGGGTTCCAATGGTCTGCGAACAATAAGTACCTGAAGACGATTATTGATGGACAGGCGGTTAATGCTAATATTGAGGGTGTTGGTATGGTTGCACATCCGTTCAACCAAAGCAACCTGACAAGCGTTGCAAACGCTACGAAGCCATACTAAGCAATAAGTAATACATTTTGAGGTTGGGACAATGGGTATATTTGATACCACGATTAGCCAGTTTGAGGTATACAACCAACCGCTAAATGATGACCCAGACACCGGTGATATGATCGGTGCTGCGGTCATGGCCATGAAGAGAGACGAAGACTTCATGGAACACGTTAAACTCACGATTGTTGCCGTTCTTGGCCGCAAAGATTTACA